GTCGGCCGTACTCACGCGATTCGTCGCCAGTGCGGCGCGCGCGGTTGTACACCCGGTTGCGGATGACGACGTTGTCGACCTTCGCAAGCAGCTTCGAGGCGTCAGGCGCCCGCGCTGGTGTGTCCATCGTTTCTGTTCCTTTTCTTCGGTGCTTCTCGGTCGCGCAGTCGGAACCCATTAAAGATGCCTCCGGCCGGTATTGATGCCGCGGGCCCGACCAGCTGCACGGCCAGGACCCGGACAACGTCGGGATTCCTTGCCGTGCGGCATGCCACTACCATGCGTGCGCACGGCGTTGTTGCTCAGGCCGCGCAGGAAGGTGCTGCGCGCGATGCCGAACGACTGGCAGATGCGGTCCAGTCCGGACAGCTCGGCCGGGTTGAACAGCACTTCGACGGTTTCGGTTCGGGTCTTGGGGTTGAGGCTCATCTGTTGCTCCTTGGTGATGCGGGTTACGTAGGGGATTACTGGTGGAAAGAGCCGGTCGGCAACAGGACCGGCGCAAAAAAGCGCAGGGGTTACTGCGGTCAGGGTTCGGTGGTGGGCTTCTCAGCCAGTTCAGGCCAGTAGCGTTGCCAGTCGTCGGGGAACATCTCCTTGCGCGTCACCATGCCGCCGGTGGCAGCCTCGATTGCAGCGCCGTGAACGAACGGGATTGGCCTGGTGCCGTCCGCCCAGCGACTGATGTCAGGTGCATGCGCACCGATGGCCTTAGCCAGAGACGCCTGGCGGCCGCGTTCTTGAGAGAGGTAGGTTTTGATGTCCATAAAACCGCAGTATAGCGATTCGCTAAATAATATCAATAGCGTTTCGCATATTTCCTACTTTAGCGATCTGCTATCTAATGCTCGGATGCAAACAAATGACGAGATTCGCCGGGAAAATCTGGAGTTGGCCATCAAGCGCCTTGGAACGGCAGCGAAGCTGGCTGAAGCTGCTAAGACGTCAGCCGCCTATCTGAGTCAGATCCGCAACCGGACACCGGATAGCAAGTCAGGTACGCCGAAGATGATGGGCGACGCGATGGCGCGCCGAATAGAAGAGGCCCTGGGCGAGCCGCACGGCTGGATGGACAAGTCGCATCTGTCCCAAGGTAACAATTTCCCGACGCGTGACACCGGACAGCAGGGCTTCGATCAGAACGTTTCGTTGATTAGGCTCGCATCGCGGCCGATCCCTGTCATTTCATCGGTCCAGGCCGGCGCGCTGCGCGACATGGAGAACCCGTACGAGCCGGGCGATGGTTATGCGGTCGAGTACACGGAGGATCCGAAGTTGTCGCGCTGGGCCTTCTGCCTCGACGTGGAAGGGATGTCAATGGCGCCGCGCTTCCAGCCTGGCGACCGGCTATTTGTTGATCCCGATCGCTCGCCAGGTCCAGGTAATTTCGTCGTGGCGCGTAATGGCAGTAATCAGGCGACGTTCAAGAAATATCGGCCGCGTGGGATAGATGCGAATGGGAACGATATATTCGAGCTCGTTCCCCTGAATGATGATTTTCCGACGCTTCGAAGCGATCAGGAAACTTTAGTCGTTATCGGTGTTGTTACCGAAGTCAAGCAGAAATTAGTCTAGGGCGAGGGCGGCATGAGAGGTGAGTCATGGGTATTTCTGATAGCGAGCGTCTTTGCACTCGGACTTTATTTAATCTCTGGTGAGACTGTTGTTGAGCGATACGGGTGGTTCCCTCTTGTGGCAGTTTCAGCCGCTTATGTAACTTACGTGCTATCAAGGAAAATTGATGAGCTCGATAGGAGAGTTGCGCGATTGGAAGGCAAACAGAAAGATGGGGTCGACTTATGAATATATTTGAAGGTGCGAGGCGGATCGCTAAAATTCTATATGTCCTTATCGCATTGGGTGGTGTGCTAGCCGCGTTTGGCACTAACCCATATTTGAGTCGCTATTACTATTTCGATGATAAATTCGATATTGTCTCGACTGACGGGTGCGGCCGAATGTCATGGTCTGTGGCAAAGGTTGAGGGTCGACCGAATTGGGCGTCTATATCAATCTGCGGGGGCATTGAAAGTCTCGGAACAGTAAAGTTGAATGATCTTGAGTTAACTAAGCTAGACGACGCAATTTTTGAAGAACGGGTTGAGCACTACGGCAAAGTGCTGGCCGGAACTGCCTCGACAATATTCGTAGCCATGGTTTTGGTTTGGTGTATGGGTTGGATTGTGCGTGGATTTTTGGGAATTCCACGAGGCCAGGATTACAAATTGACTGATGTTGCAAAATAAAATAATCCCCGCCGTAGCGGGGAGGGGGTAAAGTGCAGTATTCCGATAAGCCCGGCAAAGAGCTCCATCTAGCGAAAGAACTTTTTGAAGAAATGAAAAGAGCTGAGTCGTTAAATGCGCTCGAAGCGTTATGGAAGAGATTTCTACACCACGTCGATCGAGTTTGGAATAAGGCTGAGGCGCACTACTGTAAAAGCCCGAAATGGCCGAACTGGGGAGGAAAATATATACGACTACGGCGGCAGGATGAGCTGCTGAGTTATCTAGTCGCCGCCAGAAACGCTGATGAGCACAGTATAAGTGAGGTAACAGCTTTGCAAGGCGGTTCCTTCCGTATCAACGCCCGCGATCCGAACCAAGGTTTGCACATCAAATCTTTAAAATTCGGACCTAAGGGCATTGAGGATATATCCCTCGGCACTGAAGCTATCATAGAATTCACCCCGGCTCAGGTACAACTTATAAAAGTCCACAATCGCGACCGTGACTACGCTCCACCCTCTAGGCATCTTGGTCAGCCGATCGACACAAGTAACCTCATCGTTGTAGCTGCAGCCGCACTGCGATTTTACGAGTCCTTCTTGCACGCTGCCGAAGTGCAGTTTCTCACTTCACCTCGCGCGAGATGAACGCAGGCCGCGAGAGCAAGAAGTTCTTCATAGGTAAAGCTGCCATCTAGCGTTACCGCCCCGTCGCGTACCAGCGGCTGTTTCGATTCGTCGTCCCAGGCGATATAGCCGCTGCCTTCAGAGTCGCGCAGTATCGCGACTGCTCTTTCGAGGTCCATCCCATCCTCCATGCCCGCCACACGCGGGCTTTTTTACGCCCCTACGCCGGGCACGGCCCACTACCCAGAGTAGTGAGTGTCCAGTCTATCAAAAGAATTTAGCGTGTCGCTATATATTTTACTTGCGATCTTTAGCGAATCGCTATAAAGTACCTCCATCGCAACCAAGCTCAGCACCCGCCGAGCAGCCGACTGGAGACGCCATGACCCGCACCGCCTCGCCCGAAGAACAGCGCGAATCGCAGCTGATCGACATCACCCGCCAGAAGGCCGCGGGCCTCACCGCCGCCGTGCGCGCCGGCCAGCCGCAGACCACCAAGCTGGTCATCGAGCTGCTGGGCGACTACCTCACCGACGACAACGCGATCGCCACCCTGGTGCGCGAATCGCTGGCAGGCACGAACAGCCTGCAGGGCGTCATCACCGACCTGATCTGGACCGAAGCCGAGCAGCTGGCCGAGCGCGAGCTGGCGGCGATCGAGCGGGAGCAGCGCGAGCTGTCGACCGAGGACCGCATTCACCGCTACCTGGACAGCGTGGCCGCGTGACCGAACGTGCGGCGCGCCCCGTCGAAGCGCGCCTTGCCTTGCCCGGGTCAGTGAACGGGACAGTGGGAACTGAGCATGCCCTGGCAGCCTGGGAAGACAGGCACCACAGAGCAAGGGCGGCGTGGAAAGCAGACACGCACGAAAAAGCAGCGCGGGATAGTGGTCGAGCACGGATGCCTACGTGCAGAGGACGCTCCTCGGAAGGCCCGCTAGCTGGAGTAGCGCCCAGCCCCTTGCTCTGTGGTACCCGGTCGGCGCCAACGCCTGCACCGCGACGAAGTAGGGCGCCGATCGGGCGCCACAAACAACCGAAGCCGGCCGCGCCGGCGCCAACAAGGAGAAGGACATGAGCGAGCACCGTGCCGCCCTCGAAAACATCATGCGTCTGTGTGCAGATGCGCGGACCTACACCCGCCGCACGCAGTTGATCAACAACGTCGCGATGAAAGCTCTCGGCATGACGGCCAGCCAGCGGCACCAGGTGCACCTTGAAATCATGGACCGTGTTGGGGATGAGCCGCTGAAAAAAGCGTACCTCGATCGCAAGGCGAAGCAGGACGCGAAGTTTGCCGCCTACATGCTGGAGGCCAATGGCGTCGAAGTCCCGCCGATGATCGAGCCTTCCGAAGAGGTTCCAGCATGATCGCCGCCACCCGCATCCACCGCGGCCCGTACCGCGTCGTGCGCCGCCTGGCGCGCAAGCTGCTCAAGCCGATTGCCCTGGCCTGGAACGCCTGGCAGCTGGCCAAGAGCCGCGACGATGTCGCCTACCTCGAATCGCTGCGCGCCCAGTTCGCGCGCAAGGAGCACAACGAGGCCCTGCGCCAGGTGCGCCTGATGCGCAGCCGCAACCGGATCGCAGCGTGGTGATCGTGCTGCGCTTCCTCAATCACCAGTATCGACATGCCTGCCGCGCTGGCTTCGGCCCGCGCAAGGCAATCACCCGCGCGCTGCGCACCTACGTTTTCGGCTTTTGACCAGGAGAGAAACTTGAACGCACCACAGACCACTTCCAACGCGCTGGCCACTCGCCAGGAAAACATGCCGGTGCGCGCCGGCTTCTTCGATGCCGCGGGGTTCGACCTGATGCAGCGCGTGGCGAAGGCTTTCTCCAGCTCGACGCTGGTGCCCGCGCAGTACCAGAACCAGGTCGCCAACTGCATGATCGCCTTGAACCTCGCGCAGCGCCTGAAGGCCGACGAGCTGATGGTGATGCAGAACCTTTACATCGTGCACGGCAACCCGGGCTGGTCGTCGAAGTTCCTGATCGCCAGCGTGAACACGTGCGGCCGGTTCTCGGCGCTGCGCTACGAATGGCGCGGCGAGAAGAACGCCGCTGATTTCGGCTGCCGGGCATGGGCGATCGAGCGCGAGAGCGGCGAGCGACTCGATGGTGCGTGGGTCGACTGGTCGATGGTGCGCGCCGAGGGCTGGGACAAGAAGAACGGCTCGAAGTGGAAGACGATGCCCGAGCAGATGTTCATCTACCGGGCCGCCGCCTTCTGGCAGCGCGCGTACGCGCCCGAGATCAGCATGGGCCTGAGCACCGCCGAAGAAATGCAGGACGTGATCGATATCTCGGCTGACGGCAGCTACACGATCACCCAGGAGCCGCAGCGCGCCGATGTGCGCCAAGCCAGCGTGGTGGAGCAGGGCGCCCAAGATATTCCGATGTGCACCCCGGAGCACTTCGAGGCCAAGACGGCCGAATGGCGCGACCTCATCCAGTCGGGCAGGAAGACGCCGGCCCAGCTGGTGGCGATGATCCAGACCCGCCAGACACTCACCGAGGACCAGAAGCTGACGATCGACAGCTGGGCCCACGAAAACGACTGAACCATCACCACGATACGGAGAAGAAGATGATGCAAATTCATGACCTCGTCCAGGGCAGCACCGACTGGGACCTGTTCCGCCTGGAGCGCTTCGGCGCCAGCGAGGCGGCCGCCATGCTGGGGATCTCGACGCGCGTGCGCCGCACCGAGCTGCTGCACATGAAGCACACCGGCACGCCGAAGGAATTCAGCGACTGGGTCCAGGCGAACATCCTGGACTACGGCCACCACGTGGAAGCGCTGGCGCGACCGCTGGTCGAACATCTGATCGGTACCGAGCTGTATCCGGTGACCTGCTCGCTGGGCCGCAAATCGGCGTCCTGCGACGGTCTCACGATGGCCGGCGACGTCGCCTTCGAGCACAAGCAATGGAACCAGGCGCTGGCCGACGCGATCGCCGCCGGCGAGCTGCCGGACGAATACATGCCGCAGCCGCAGCAGATCATGATGGTGACCGGCTGCAGCAAGGTCGTGTTCGTCTGCTCGGACGGCACGCTCGACAACTTCGTGCACATGGACGTCTTCCCGGACCCAGCCTGGCAAGAGCGGATCGACGCCGGCTGGGCGCAGTTCGAGAAGGACCTGGCCATCTACGAGCCGACCACCTACGCGCCGAAGCCTGAGGCCGACCCAATCATGGCGCTGCCGGCGCTGCGCATCGAGATCCGCGGCGAGGTGGCCACCACAAACCTGCCGACCTTCAAGGCGAAGGCCGAACGCTTCATCGCCAGCATCAAGACCGACCTGGTCACCGACGAGGACTTCGCCAACGCCGAGGCCAACGTCAAATTCTGCGAGCAGGCCGAGAAAGACCTGGAGCAGGCGAAGCGCGCCGCGCTCGAGCAAACCGCCGACATCGCGGACCTGATGCGCACCATTGACCACATCGCCGAGCAGCTGCGCGGCAAGCGCCTGACGCTGCAGAAGACCGTGAAGGACAAGAAGGAACTGATCAAGGCGGGCATCCTGGCCAACGCCAAGCAGGCCTTCGCCGACCACATCGCGGCGCTCGACAAGGAAATCGCGCCGCTGCGCCTGGTGTTCCAGACCCGCGACTTCGCCGGCGCCATGAAGAACAAGCGCACCCTGGCCACGCTGCAGGACGCGGTCGACACGGAGCTCGCCAACGGCAAGATCGCCGTCGACGCTATCGCCGCCGCGGTGCGCGCTCGCCTGGCCTGGTACCGCGAGCACGCGGCCGGCC